GAGACAACGGCAATGACTTCACTGTCAACAGATGCTTTCTCTAAACGTATGCAAGTCCTTGGTTTCCGTCCTTCTGAGTATATGCCCATAGTGCGTCTGATAGACACTTGGTCTACCAAGACCGGTGAGGAGTGGACAGTTGCTAGGCTTAAAGACCTTCGACAGCTGTATATCCACTGGTACCTTAATATACCATATGAGCTGACAACACGTATAGAGGTAACCCGAGGAGGGGTCCCAAAAGGGCCTTTCCACGCTCTGTTTTCGCGTAAAAAGTCCTCATTCCGGAGGATTTGGAATGCGCTGTTGTCATATACGGGGATCGTGGCTGCAAAGCTTACGAATAAGCAGTGGGCCAAGTTCATAGGGGGGGTAGAACGGCCTCCTCTCAGCGAGTCGGCTCGAGTTCGGACGGAAACGTTCCTTGAGTTAGGGCTGCAATGGTTCCTGCAAAATTGCGTGAAACCACCTTTCCCACCGGCTCCCGAGGGGGAGCCCATTGAGCGGTATCCATTCCGCCCTGGGAAACGGAAGGTCATCTATCCCCCACAGTCTGTGTCCGAGGAAAATGCCTTCTGGCCGTCAATCAGCCATGCTGTGACGTATCAGCAAGGGTTCTTACGCCGTTTTCCACACATTTCGGACGGTGTCCTCTCGCGCTTCGGCTTCATCGCCGAGGGGCCAACGAGCAACACAGCGCTTATAGGTAGACTTAGCGTTATACAAGAACCCGGCTATAAAGCCCGGATAGTGGCAAACCCTAGTATAGTGTATCAGCAATGCCTGCGACCGCTGATGAGGTGGTTGGAGGTAGTATGCAGGACCCTCCCGGGGAATTTTCAGTATGACCAGAACGCGGGTAAACTCCGTGTGAAGGAGATGCTAGAAAAGGGATTTCCAGCCGTGAGTATTGATTCGTCCGGGTGGACGGATCATTTTCCTCGCGCCTACGTCTTGTACGTCATGGAGAAGCTGGGAGTTGATAAGGAGTGGCTTGATTGCTACGACCTTACCTGTGGCGGAACGTGGAGAGTACCGGAGGACGCCATGCCTCTGGCCTCGAATCGGGCTGCGCAGTTTCCCGATGGTAAGCCCGCCCCGAAGGGTGGCGCACCACGATATACTTGCCTGGAGGGTTGGTCAGCCATTGGGGTTACTACCCACATTCAATGGGGCTAGCTTAGCACATGTCATGCTCGCACTAGGAATACAGGTGCGATGCTCTGAGAAGGCCATCGACGAGCCGCTATTTGTTATAGTGGGCGATGATATCGTTTGGTTCGACCTGGAGTGTGCTGAGGTTTACATGGCTATCTTGGATGATAGTGGCGTGCCCGTGTCTCATGATAAGACATTGGTATCAGACCGGGCAGCGGAATTCTGCAGTACCATAATAACAGCGCTTCACGGCGTTGTGCCTTCGCTGAAATGGAAGCAGGCTTCTGACGATTCGTTCGTCGACCTCTGCCGAAACCTAGGTGTTAGGTCACGACTACTGCTCCCTCTTCGACAGAGGAAGGTGGTCGATGTTATTGCTCCGTTTCCTGAGCCGTTTGGCCTCGGATGGAACCCACTAGGTATATCCTACTGGGAGCGAATGCGCCTCCTCCAAGAATCTGGGGTCATCAAGTCTAGTGTTACCAAGCTGAAATCGCTGGATCTCCGAGGTCTCCACGTGTGGTATAATTCCGCACGGTTGGA